TCATCAACTGATTGGACACACAAACCTCCATCAAATATTAATATTTATCCAAATATGTGTAATACAAACGATGATGGGTATAGACATATCAAACAAGAATCTGCAGAAGCATTAAAAGATATTACACTTATAGCATATTTAACACCTGATCATAGAGCAACTGCATTTAGAATGGGTATTAAAACTTGGGATGATGATAGATTAACAAGTGGTATACTGGGTGTTGCTGGAAAAACTGGAGAATTAGTTGATGCTATTTTAAATACAAATAGAGATAAGAGTTCAAAATTAGTTTTCTATAAGACATTAGATCCATCTCCATTTGATATACTTAGATCTGATAAATTAGAATATTATATTGATTTTGAAACTATAATGTTCAATAATAAAACATATGTATATATGATTGGATTAGGTAATGTTTCTCCAAATAATGGATGGGAATACAATTGTTTTACATTAGATCAATTAAATGAGACATCTGAAAGAAAGATGTATGATCAATTATTGGAACATATTAAAAAGACAAATGAAAAACATAATGTTACATATAATCCATTGTATTATCATTGGAGCTCCGTAGAGCCTTATAAAATGAATAAAATGATTGATAACTTAGCATTACCAATTAATAATATTATATGGTTTGATCTCTACAAATATTTTAGAGAGAATGTAATAACAGTTAAAGGAGCATTTAGTCATTCATTAAAAAGTGTTGGTAAAGGTATGTTTAAGAATAAATTAATTGACACATATTGGAATTCTAATATTTTAATGGATAATAAAATACATACTATTGCAAATGATAAATATTTTAGAAATATTAATACAGAATTTAATTCATTAATTGAATATAATGAAGTAGATTGCAGAATAATGTACGATATATTAGATGTTATTCGAAAACTTAAGATTTAATAAACTAAAATCTACAAAATAAACTATATGATTCATCATCTTCGTCAATATATTTTTTCCAAGTATATTTGATTACCTTTGATTTATTTTCAGACGGTATTCTTATTCTAAGATTTGGTTTTGTAAAATCACTAATACTAGTACCAGTATTATTATTAGTATGTTTATTAGATTCATTTATATGGGGTGTATTATAACCCGGAGATTTTGGATCTTCATTAATTGGACTTTTTGGAGATCCTATATTTGATGAATTAATAATAGGTTTAATTTTACTTTCGTTTATTTCTAAGGAATGAATACATCCCATTATAATATATATTTTATATTTATATTCTAATAGATTCGTTTTATATTATTTATAGTTCAATTTTTAATAGAACATAAGAAATAATCAATATATTATTTATTGATTATATATTAAAATGAGCAAACGCCGGCGTTTTAATTCTAATGACAATACTTATATAAATGAGATTGATCTAGAAAAGGACAAAGAAAAGGACAAAGATAAAACAAAGGATAAAATAAAAGATAAATTAGATGAAAAATTAGTTGAACAAATTAATGAAAATCAAAAAAATCGTAAAAGATCAAATAGTGAAGGATCAGATTTAGATAAAGACAAATTAAAAGAAAAGCTAAAAGAAAATGATAAATTACGCGGTGGGCGCAAAAGGTCAAATAGTGAAGGATCAGATTTAGAAAATGAAAAAATCGAAAATTTTGATGAGAAATGCCATATGTATAATTTAGGTAATCTAGATCTAGAAGCAGATAATGTTATACTTGGAAATAAAACTAAAAAAGAAAATAAAGAGATGACCGAATTATTTAACAAAATTAAGTTACAATTATATGATAAAACAGTTACAATTGACAATATATTATCATTAAAAAATATTAATGAATTAGATAAAGTTAAATTGGTTGAGAAATATTGTATTATGAAGAATAATGAAAATAATTTAGAAGAATATATTAAATATCGCGATATTCTAAAAGAGGAAATCAATAAAATACTAAATATGAGTCATACAGAAATACATAATAGAGAAAAAATGGAATCCGAAATAAAACGATTAGAGTCATTAAATAAGATATCGTTTGATTTAAAGGAGAAAATAATTAAATCTGACTTAGATGATCAATTTAAATCTATTGTATATGATAAGTATAAAATGTTAGATGAGATGAAGGATAAAGATACTGAATATTTTAAATTGAAGAGTTGGATATTACAAATTTTAAATATACCGTTTAAAAGGAGTGTTAATTTAAATATATCAAGTACAAATGAATTTTTAAAACATGTAAAAATGAAACTAGATGCAGAATTATATGGAATGAAGAATGTAAAGGAGGAATTAATGTTACAGATAATTAATAGATTTATCAAAAAAAGAAAAGCTGAATTAATATTATCACTAGTTGGTAGTGCAGGTGTTGGTAAAACTAAAATAATTCACATTATGGCACAATCATTAAATTTACCATTTTATCATATATCATTAGGTGGAATAAAAGATGGATCATTTCTAGATGGATTTTCAAATACATATGTTGGTTCAAGACAAGGTATTATAGTTGATGCTTTAATAAAGATGAATTGTAATAATGGAATTATATTTTTTGATGAAATAGATAAAATAAGTGAATCAAATGAGGGATTAGAAGTAGTAAATCAATTGATTCATATTTTAGATAATACGCAAAATAATATATTCTATGATAAATATATATCTGAAATACCAATTGATCTAAGCAATATTTGGTTTATATGCTCACTTAATAATATTGATTTAATAAATCCTATATTAAGAAATAGATTATACGTAGTAGATGTTGAAGGATATGGTACGGTACAGAAAATTGAAATATGTAAAAATATATTATTACCTAAAAAGACAAAAGAATATGGATTAGAAAATATGTTATTAATTGATGATCAAGTAATCGAATATATTGTTAGTAAAAATAAAAAGAGTGATAAGGGTGTAAGAGAATTAAAACGTAATATTGATACAATATGCAAACGTTTAGATATATTAAGAACATCTATTGATGAAAATGGTAATTATGGGGTTTTAGATTGGACATTTAAAATAGATAATTTAAGATTTCCACTAAAAGTAAATAAAAAACATATTGATATTTTATTGAATGATTTAAAACCAGTTGGTACTGATAACATGTTTTGTTAAGATATAAAAAATTGAGCTCTTATTTTATTCACACTAATTTTTGATATTTAATTCCTTGAATTAAATCTTAAAAAATTGAGCTCTCATTTTATTCACACTAATTTTTGATATTTAATTCCTTAAATTAAATCTTAAAAAATTGAAAATATATCATTATATAGTTACTATCTTATAATATATACATAAATGAGTCTTAATATGAATCATAATACAAATTGTGCGTGCAATGAGCACGACGTGACAGATCTTATCGAAGATCTGCAAATTGGTGCCGCATCTGCTGGTGCCGCATCTGCTGGTGCCGCATCTGCTGGTGCCGCATCTGCTGGTGCCGCATCTGCTGGTGCCGCATCTGCTGTACAGTCTAGTGAACCTAAATGGGTCCTTGGAAGGGGAGGGCCTGAATGCTCTCCTGGGTGCCAATGCATATGGGGTGGCAGATGTTCAGACCGTGAGCCAAGAGAAATTCTTGGAACTCCTTACCTTGATAGCGGTGGTGATGCAACTCCATTTCTTGGTGGCGGTGATGCAACTCCATTTCTTGGTGGCGGTGATGCAACTCGATTCCTTGGTGGCAGTGGTGCAACTTCATCTCTTGGTAGCGGCAGTGATGCAACTCCGTTCCTTGGTGGCGGTGCAGTAGCATATGATACAATCGATTGCAAGAATGGTGATGATTGCAATCGGGGTGATTGTCGGTATAAGCATCCTCCTGGTCATGTAACAAAAGTAACTGATTGTCGAAAGGGAGATGCTTGTCCACATGTAAAGTGTGTCTTCAGACATTCTGATACTTGGAATCCATTTGCCAATATTGATTGTCGTGTGGGTACTGCATGTGGTAACCGTGATTGTCGCTACAAGCATGAAGCGGATCACGACTACCGTAAGAATGTTGCATGTGGCTATAAGGATAATTGTAAGAACGGAAAGTGTCCATTCAAGCATTCGGCAACATGGGATTCACGTGGAAACATCAACTGTAACTTTGGTGCTGGGTGTACAAAGAAGGCTACTAGTTGCAAGTTCAAGCACGAGTAATCTATGTAAAAACTAGATTCTAAATCAACTTTATTTTATTAATTAGAATTAAAAATTCTAAAACTTATATATGATTAATTTAGTTAGTATTAGAATTAAAAATTCTAAGAACTATATATGATTAATTTAGTTAGTATAAATAATTTTAAGATTTCTGAAAATAAATATTTATTTTTTGATATTTTTTCTAAAGATAATAAAATACATATGATTTTACCAATATATAACGATGTATTTAATTCAGATGATATAGATATTAATATTGAAGGAATCAAAATAGAAATAAGTGAAAAATATATTAAAGATTCATCTGAACCCATAATTATTTATATTTATGATTATACATCAAATAAATCAGAAATAGTAGTAAACATAAATTATAAAAATATTATAAAAATTTATAATTTACAACATATTATTTCTAATAAAAAAAATAATTTATCTATTACAACACTTTTTAAAAAATGATTTTAAATTATTTCCTATTTTTTACCAATATTATTTAGAACAAGGTGTAGAACATTTTTATATGTATTATAATGGTATAACTACTGAGGAAATCAAAAATATATGTAATTTTGAAAATGTAACATTAATTGAATGGAATTTTAACTATTGGAATTATAATTGTAAATATCCACATCATGCTCAACTTGGTCAAATTAACCATGCTTTATATTATTTTGGAAAGAATCTGAATGAATATATGATTTTTTGTGATCTAGATGAATATTTAAATATTTCGAATTATAAATTAAAAGATTTTATTAAAGACAATAATCAAATTGATGTATTTGGATTTAATAATATATGGAGTGATACAGTTGATGGTAATATTCCTATAGTATTACCTAATTCTATAATGGTATCAAAAGATAAATATAATTATACAAAACGAAGTAAGAATATTTATAAAGTAAATTCTATAAGTATAATTACAATACATGAACCATATAGTTTTTCTAAAGATTTCAAAGATATTAAAAAATTAATTGATTTAAATATGTATCATTTCTATAAATGGACTAATAATAGTATTCGAGAGAGGGTTAATGCGAATATTATATGTGATAAAATATTTGAGATATATTAATTATTTCATTAATTTTATTTATTAGTATCCAATAAAAAATTGAAAAATACATAAATTTTCCTAATATATTTTATAATATTATAAATGACAACGTATGTACAAAAACATACAAATATCAGTGATATTACAACTAAATTAGTTGATTCAGAAATTCTGGTTTGTGGATGGGTTAGAACTGCAAGAGTCCAAGCAAAGCGCGCCTTTTTAGAATTATATGATGGTTCAAAAAGTATTCAAGCAATTACTGAAGCAGATGAAATAATTTCTGCTCTTAAGGGTGTGGCAGCGAGTAGTTTTGTTAAAATTATGGCTTTCGTTGTAAAACATCCTGAAAAAGAGGGAGTTGTAGAACTTAATATTAATTCTATTGTTAAGATTGCAAAGATTAGTGATCCTCTAACTTATCCAATCGGTGGAAGACCAAGTCTAGAATTTTTGAGAGATCATCAATCTATTCGAGGTCTAACTCGTACAATTGGTGCAGTAATGACTATTAAGTCTTCATTAGCATATTATATTTCTGATTTCATGCGTATGAAGAAACTAAAGAAATATTTTCCTCCAACAATTACTGCAAGTGACTGTGAAGGAGCTGGTGAAACATTAGTTGTAACTAAACTAATGAAACAAAAAGTAACCGATATTCCAGTTGTTACAGTCGGTGGTGGTAAAAATATTCCAACTGTTAAAACAGATGATATTGATTGGAAACAAGATTTTTTTCAAATCAATGGTCCTGCTGCACTAACAGTATCTGCACAACTACATTTAGAAGCATGTCTACGTGGAGGTGGTGGTGGATGGTGTGAACTTCCTTCTTATAGAGGTGAAGAGTCACATACAGGGCGTCACTTGGCAGTATTTACCCATATTGAATGGGAATTAATGTGTGCATCATTAAGTGATTTGATGGATTTTTCAGAAGAAATTACTCAATATTGTTTTACACGTATTCTTGAAGAACATATGGATGAATTAGAACAACTAGATAAATTTACAAGTAAAGGACTAATTGAAAAACTACGTGGATTTGTAAAGAAAGAATATGTAAGAATTTCATATGATCAAGCGGTTAAGATTTTACATAAACCAGAACATATAGAATTACTAACATCTGGTGAATATGCAGTAGATACAATTCCAAAATGGGGTGATGATCTTGGTTCGACGTGCGAACGTTTCCTATCAGAGTTTATTTTTAAACATCCAGTTTTAGTACACGATTATCCTGCATCTCTCAAATCATTTTACATGAAACAAGGATCTGATGGAAGAACTGTTGAATCATGTGATCTACTAGTACCAGGCCTTGGTGAATTAATTGGTTCATCTGTAAGAGAAGACGACTATGAAAAACTAATGAAAGTAGTAACAGAACGTAAGATGGATATTACACCATTACAATGGTATGTAGATCTTCGCAAAGATGGATCAGTTGATACAGCTGGAGCTGGATTAGGATTTGAACGTTTAGTTTGTATTTGTACAGGAATGCATATCCGAGATGTAGTACAATTTATTCAAGCATGTGGTTCGCTTAAACATTAAGAAATAAACATTTAATTTATTTATTTAATATATCTATATATTATATGAACGGAGAATCAATAAATCAAAGTTTTCTATTAGTAGAAGATCAAAATTTAATTGTTATTTTAAATGATCCAATGGTTACACAATCTATCAAAAACATAATTGTTAAATTAACAACTGATAGATTATATACAAGTAAATTAAGTAATTTAATTCAACCAGATGATTTTAAATTAGAATCTAAAAAACAATATTTGCAAGATCAAACAGATTTATTTAATAGATTTCTAATTTTAATCAATGAATCAAGAATTCGTAGAAAAGATTTTAAAAGATTTATAAAATATCTTAAGTACGTAAAGAAAGTTTTTTAAACTTTTTAAATATTTATAAAAATATTTAAAATATTAAAAATTATTTAGCAGCAGATGTATTTTTTAATTTATATATTAATATTGCTAATCCTACGATTGCAACTAATCCAAGAGCAATATATAGTCCTATTGCAAGAGATGATGTAGCACTAAATTTCTCGATTTTTCCACCAACTTTTTGAGATGTTACAGTAGATGTTACTGGTGGTAGTATACCAGGTAATTTAGGAACTAATAGACTTGAACTACCAGTTGTAGATGTTGCAGTTGAAACTGGTGCAAATGTTGCAGAATTTGCAGGGGATGGAGAACGAGGCTTCATTTGCATGTTCATCTTTCGCATCTTTCTTGTAATGGATTTAACTGAAGATTTAGCAGTAGATACAGATTTAGCGCTAGATACAGATTTAGCAGTTGATACGGCAATAATCTTACGTCTTAATCCTGTTTTGGAAGGTGTTATAATTTTAGGAGTAGATACACTCTTTGCACTTGATATAACTTGAGGACTTGATGAAGAACTTACTAATTTGCTAATTACGTCAAATAAAGTAGGTTCAGGTTTAGCACTTACTGATGTAGGACTTGATACATTCATTGGTTTAGGCACTGCAATCTTAGGTGAACTCATAACTATATTTATTTTTGGTGCTTTCATTTTTGGTGATACAGTTTTAGCAGATATTACTTTTGGGGATCTTGCTTTAGGGCGAGATGAACTTACAGCTTTTAATTTATTAACTGTTACCTTAGGTGCAATTAATTTAGGTATTTTTAAATTAGGAGTGGTTGGTGTACTAGCTTTAGAGGAATATTGAAATTTAGGAGATATTTTAGATTTGGCACTAGTTACTACTGATTTAACACTGCTTACTACTGATTTAGGAGATTTGGGAGAACTTGTTTTAGTTGATTGTACTTTAGTTAAAAGAGGTGTAGTTGATTGTTTTATGATTTTTACAACTGGTTGACGAGCAGATTTAACTACTTGAACTACAATAACTTTAGGAGTTTCTTTCTTTTTAACATCGCGTACAACAACTTTAGGTGTTTTAACTTCAGGTGGTTTTATTACTGTAACTAATGGAGCACTTCCTTTAGTTCTACCAATTATACTAATTGTATATACTGCACCAGGAATTGTTCTAATAAGAACTTCATTTACAGGTGAAGATTCGTTCTTTACAATTTCTATTTTACTTTCAGATTTAGGTAATATTACAACTTTGGGTTGTGTTTTATTAGCCTTCTTAGATACTTCAACTTTAATATCTTTAGTAGCTGCTGCGGTTTTAGCAACAATAGCTTTTGATACTTGTTTAATAGCTGCAATTACTTTGGGAGTTACTTTGGGAGTTACTTTAGGTGTTACTTTAATAATCTTTTTAATTACTGCTTTCACCATTACTTTAGTATTAGGTGTTACTTTAGGTGTTACCTTTGAAATAATCTTTGCAACAACTGCACGTGTTTTGGGAGATAATTTAAATACTTTAGATGATAATACTTTTGATGAATCGCTTGATTTAGAAACTTTAGATGAAGTGCTTGATGCTTTTGCAACAATCTTTGCAACTACGGCTTTTGTTTTAGGTGATAACTTAACTAAACCATTTTTAGATGCCTTGATAAGAACTTTTGCTAATACCTTCTTAGTTTTATTTGATAATTTGGAGGATACATTGGTAGATAAATTTCCAGTAAATTTAGTAGTTAATTTTGTAGATAATTTAGTTGAAAATCTAGGACTAGCGTTAGGACTTGATTTAGGACTGGTGCTAGGGCTGGCTCTGGGACTAGCGTTTGGACTGGCTTTAACTAGTATTTTTGCTAATACTATTTTAGTATTTGGTGATAATTTAGGTGTAAATTTTTGAGGAGCTTTTGGTGATAATCTGGCAGCAATTTTTGCAACGACTACTTTTGCAGATGTAGATAATTTAGGTGTTACTTTAGGAGTTGTCTTTGTAATAGATTTTATTAACTTTTTAATTACTGATTTAGGAGATGGTGTAGATGTTTTAGGAGCACTTGCAATAATTTTTGCAATTGCATCTTTTGTTTTAGGGGATAATTTTGCAGGAGATTTAGCAATAATCTTAGCTAATACTGCTTTTGTTTTGGGAGATAATTTAGGGGTACTTTGTAGTGATACATTTGTTACTTTTGCTACTTTGGCAACAATTTTTGAAACAACTGCTTTTGTTTTAGGAGTAACTTTAGGAGTTACATTAGGTGTTACTCTTGTAATAGCCTTTACTACTTTTCTAATAGATACTCTGGGGGTTACTTTAGATTTTACACTAGAAACACTCTTTACACTAGATGTGGAAGATACTTTAGGAGATAAGTTAGCAATAACTTTTGCAACAGCAATTTTAGTTTGAGGAGATAATTTAGCAGGAGATTTAGAAATTATTTTTGCTAATACTGCTTTTGTATTAGGAGATAATTTTGGGGTGCTTTTTGGTGTGCTTGCAACTGCTTTTGCTGCTTTTGCTACAATCTTTGCAACAACGGCTTTAGTTTTAGGTGTTAATTTAGGTGTTACATTAGGTGTTACTTTTGTGATAGCTTTTAATACTTTTTTAATAGATACTTTGGGTGTTACTTTAGAGTTTACACTAGAAACACTCTTTACACTAGAAACACTTTTTACACTGGAAACACTAGGTAATTTAGCAATAATTTTTGCAATTACTGCTTTTGTTTTAGGTGATACTTTGGGTGTTGATTTAGCAAGGATTTTTGCAACAACAACTTTGGTTTTAGGAGATAACTTGGGTGTTACTTTTGAAACAGATTTAGTTGAAGATGTGTTTGGTGATAAATTTTGAAACATTCTTTGAAAGAATGTAGGGGATGATTTAGGTGATACTGCTTTTGTTTTTGCGACTACTTTTGCAATTATCTTTGCAACAACTGCCTTAGATTTAGGTGTTAACTTAGGTGTAACATTGGGGGTTACTTTTGTAACAGCCTTGATTATTTTCTTTATAGCGGCCCCTTTAGGAGATACATTTGATAATGTAGGTGTAGATTTAAATTTAATTAAAGGTGATGCTTTAGAGACTAATTTAGGAGTTACTTTAGTAACTGCCTTAATTAATTTCTTAACAGCTGCTTTTGTTTTAGGAGATATTTTTGCAGATGTTACGGCAATTTTTTTAGAAACAGATCTTGCGAGTAATTTAACAATTGCCTTAGTTTTAGGTGTTAATTTTACTAATTTAGCTGATACTGCTTTAACACTTTTTTTAGCTGCAGCTTGTGCCTTAGGTGTTAAGGTTGCTAAAGCAGCTTTAACTTTAGCAGAAGTCTTTTTAACAATTTGTTTAATAAGTGCTTTAGTTTTAGGTGTTAATTTTGCAACACTCTTAGGTGTTACTTTAGTAACAAGTTTAACTAATTTTCTAATTTTTTCTGCTACTTTAACAGATGCTGCTTTTACTGATGTTGATTTTAAACTTTTAGAAATGATTACTTTAACTTTATTAGGTGATGCTGCTTTAACAACTATTTTTGGTACACTACAATGTTTAACTAATATTTCTGGGGTACTCTTACCCTTTAATAAGGAATTAATTGGCATAAATCCGTTAGGTTGAAATACTGGTGCATTATGTGTTTGAAATTCAGACAATTTATCTAATTCGTGACGAGATGCACTATAATCACTTGGAGATGACCTAGGGCTATTATTAACAGAAGAATTATTCATTATATATATTATTTATGAAAAAAATAAATTTTTAATACTTTTTAAGTTAAACTAAATTTTATAAAATCTATAATAATTTTAGAATTAGTCTAAAAAATTGATTTTGTTAAATATTAATATTAGAATTAATACTAGTAATTAACAAAATGGATCCATTAACTTATATGTTAATGTCAAGAAGTAGTGGAAATATTATGTATGACATTTTATTAGTAGTACTAATACTACCATTTATTGCAATCATTGTTGATAAATTTAAGAATAGAATTCATGAATTTATTGAAAATATTAATTTTTATGATAAAAATAAAAGTATTGAATTTGTTGGATGGGAAAATATTACAGGAGGTCAGTATAATTTTGATTTTCCCTTTCCAATGATGGCAATCTGTTATGATTTAATAAAGAATAATAAAGCAAAAAACACACGATTTTTTAATGAAGCAATGAATGGGGCAAATAGTCGATGGGATCCAGTTATTCATAATAAAGAAATGCATCTTATAATAAGTAATTATCAAAAAATTTATTATGATAAGGATATTAATCTAGAATTTAGAATAGTTAAATTAAGCGACGGTAAGGAAGTGATAAATCATGTTTGGAAAGTAATGCTAATTATTAATACTACTCAAAATATTAACTTTTTAACATCATTTGTTAATAAATGCATTAATGAATATAATAATTATATAACTGTAAAAAATAAAAATAAAATATATCATTTTATTTTCCAAGGAAAAAACTTAAAAGAAACTGCATATGAATGGAAATCAAGTGTTTTGTCAGATTTAGATGATGAATCAAATAAAAATTTTGAAACTTTTGATACAATGTATTCTGTACATAAAAATAGTTTAATTTCTGATATAAATAGACTCAAAGATATTGAATATTATAAAAAAAGTGGAGCAAAAAGAAAAAAAGGTTATCTATTTTATGGTCCACCAGGATGTGGTAAAACATCTTCTGTTATAGCAATGGCAAATTATGATAAACGGCATATAATTGAAATTCCAATGTCGCGTATTAAAACAAATTCTGATATTGAAGAAATATTAAATATTACAAATATTCATAACGTTAGTTTTAAAAAAGAGGAAATTATTATTCTGTTTGATGAAATTGATACTGGTCTAGATAGTATTCAAAAAAGGGATTCTGAGAGAGAGAAAGAGAGAGAAAAAGAGAAAGACGATGAAAGTTCTGAAAATATAAAAGATAATCTATTAAAGACACTAGTGAATAGTAAATGTGATAATGATTTATTACCAAATCGAGATAAGATATGTATTGGTACAATTTTATCACGTTTCGATGGTGTTGGATCATATAATGGTATTATTATAATTGCAACAACTAATTGCATTGATAAGATTTCACCAGCTGTTTATAGACATGGTAGATTAAATCCAATATACTTTGATTATATGCAAAAAGAAGATATTCGTAATATGATTGAAGGATTTTATAAAATTAAATTAACTGAAAAACAATTAATTGATCTTCCGTCACATAGTGATAAACTTGCACCTTCCTCACTTCGGCAATATTTAGAAAATAATATTGATAGTTTCGAAAATTTATTAAAATACTTAAAAACTATTCAAAAATAATCAAATCTAACTAACTTTATTTTGACAAAATTTAAAAATTGATTTATAATATTATTATTAATTTATAAATTATTTTTATAATGAATACTAATTTTTATTTAAATGAAAATTCAATCAAAATTATTGAAAAAAAATTAGAACACACAAATGATAAATATTCTAAATATACTTGTAAATGTATTGTATATGGTACTTTAGTAGAGAAACCAGCTGAAGAACAACTTAAAGAAAAAAAACAACTTAAATTAGAATCATATGATGATTACTTAAAATTAGACGTAAAATCTTTCGATAAAACATGGATATATAATATTATTGATCACAAAAAAGAATCTAATACTATTATATTTGAAGATGATAACATTATTATTATACCAGATTATAAGTGGTCAAATGATATAAATGAATTACATATATTAGGAATTTTTAAAGATAAAAATTTATATTCAATACGTGAATTAACAAATGATCATATTAATATCTTACAACAATCTGTTGATAATGGGAAGAATATGATTGAAAAAAAATATAATATAAATTTTAATGAATTATTATGTTTTTTTCATTATCATCCATCAGTATGGCAACTACATATTCATTTTATGAATGTATCAAATACAAGTACTAAATTTAATTCATACTCATTACCAAGAGCACATTTAGTTAGTTCAGTTATAGAAAACATTAAAATGAATTCAAATTATTATAAGATGGTAAAATTAGAAGTTTTATAAGTTTTATAAGTTTTATAAGTTTATTATTTTATAAATTATTATATGGATAATTATTTATCAGAATATATTAGTTTAGTAGGTGGTAGAAAGAAGTCATCTTATAAACAAAAACGTGCAGATTATACTCGTCCAAGATATTTAGAATCTTATGAAGATTATAAAAATAAGATTATACCATCTATTAATAAAAATAATACACAATGGGTCTTTGATATATTTAATGGAAAACGTGAACAGAATAGAATAATTTATCAAGATAATGATTTTGTATTAATACCCGATATTAAATGGGATGGGCATAATATGATTGATCTACATGTGTTGGCATTTTTTAAAGATCCTAGATTACAATCAATTCGTGATTTAACAATAGAAGATATTAAATTATTGGATAGAGTTATGAAGATTAGTCTTGAAAATATAAAAAAGAAATATAATTTAGTTGAGAATCAATTAAAGATATACTTTCATTATAAACCAAGTGTATGGCAATTACATTTACATTTTGAAAATTTATTTCATAAAACTGGTGCATCATCTGTTGAAAGAGCATATTCAATTTACTCAGTTTTGGAAAACTTAAAGTTAGATTCAGATTATTTTAAGAAGGTAAAATTACATGTTTTTCAATAACTTATTTTATTCACGGTAAAAACCAATATTTTGTATCCCTCATTCTTTGTTCCTTATCTTTTCCAATAATATAATTAAAATGAATTAAACTTGTACTTTTTGGTATTATTGGATTATTAGTTAAGCCAGGATATGATCCATTTAAAAATATGTTTTTATCTAGACTTATATTTGGTATCATATATTTAAAAACTTTATAACGAATAAAATCTTGATCACCTGTAAATTTATTTATATAATTTTCATCATATTCAAAAATATGATAAATATCTGGTAAATTTCTAAATACTATAATACCGCTACAAATATTACAACAATTATACTTATTATTACAATTACCTAAGGGACAATGAATATATTGTTCATCACATTGTGCAAATATCTTAATACTTAAATTTTGCTTCATTACATCTAGTATGATGTTTGTTGGATCTGATAATACAATTATATCTGTATCAATGTATCCAACAGATGTTACATCTATATTTGAAACTAATTTTAATGTATATAAAATACAATCCAATTTAGAAAATGTTATTTTTTTATAGTCTTGTTCAGACCAAGATTGTAAATCAGATGATAAATTTTTATACCTTAAAAATACATTTGCATCTATACATATACAATTATCATATTCTACTAAAGCATCTATACTTTTCTGATCAATACAATATATAATTATCTTAAATTTTGAATTAAAAACTTTCATTGACTCTAAAAAGTTCTTAGTAAAATTAATATATCCATGATTTATTAATGTTATCCATACTAATGATTGATTAAAGTTTTGCATAATTTAAATATTAAGATATATTTATATGTCTTTTTATCTATATAAGATTGATCCCTTCTTTTAGTTACACTAATTTCTCTCATTTCAGTCACACTAATTTTTAATAAAATACCTTTTGTAAAAAAATATTTTATTAAAAATTGAAATCTAGTTTATTTATCCATATTTTATTCATTATATATTAAATACATATAATGAATAATGAATACTATTGTGGTTTGGCTAATCATGGAAATACATGTTTTTTTAATTCTGCTATTCAAAGTATACTAAGATGCAGTGTATTTATTAACTTTATATCAAATTTAGAAATTGAAGATGAATTAATTATTATAATGAAAGATTTTATTAATGATTACAAAAAAAACTCAAATGGTTCAATTTCATTATCTAAATTAATTAAATACTATACTAAACTCAATCCTGATTATAGAATTGGTAATCAAGATGATGGAGATGAAGTTATTGTAAAAATTATTGGACGTATTGATGATATAATTAAGAAAGAAATAAAAGAAGGTAGATTAAAAAATAGTACTATAAAAGGAGAAATTACTGTTGAAAAAATGATGGAATATTTATTTGGTGTTAAAATTAGAACAACGACTAAATGCACAAAATGTAATAATTCGAGTATCTATGAAGTTGTTGAATTTATGTTAAAGTTGCCAATTAAAGGAGACACTATTGAAGAATTATTAAAAAATTATTCAACTATTGAACAAATGACTGGAGACGAACAATATGATTGCAATAAATGTGAAAAAAAAGTAGACGCTCTAAGAATTGATACAGTTATGAAAACTCCAAAATATTTACATTTAAATATAAAAAGATTTGAATTTAATAAAAATTATAAACGTTCCTCAAAAAATGATGAAAGTGTTATATGCAAACCTAATTTAACTATTTGTAATAATACTTATAATCTACGAGGAATTGTACACCATATGGGATCATATAATGGTGGACATTACATTTATAATTATAATAAGAATAAAAATACTAGTTCTGAAGATTGGATTTGTTTAGATGATTCGAGAATATCAACAAAAAATGTAATAAATGAAGTTAATAAAGGATATGTATATTTATATGTAAAATAATAAATTTTTTGATAATTAGTTTATAGATCAAAATAAATTTAATTAAATATTTTAAATGAAGATAATTAAATGGAAATTAATAATTAATAATATTAGCGATATTAAAAGAATATTAATATTTTCAGTTAATCAAAATAATATAATTAATATAGTTAAAGAAGAAACTGAACTATATTTTTATACATTATTTAATCAACAAAAAATATTAGTACAAGTAGATGAAAAGATGGTTGAATTAGATCTAGATAAGAATACACACAATGTTGAAATTAATAATACAGTTAAAGCAATTTTAACTTATAAAAAAGTTAATACTCGTACACATGAAATTGATTCACAAAATAAAATAGATGATAGATATATTTATTGCCGTGATTATAATTCATTAGTTCCAGAGTATGTAAATAAAGTGTATTTTTTAGTAATACGTGATATATTAAATCATAGATATTTTGGAAGTGATTATATCTCTGCATTTTTAACTTATGGTGTTGGATATTTTTTAAAATCAAATGTTAGTTCATTTTTGATTAGACCATTTATAAATCATTATAATATTAATGAAAATAAATATGTTGTTAAAGGTCCATCATTTAATGATTTCTTTATTAGAGAATTAAAGGTACCACTAAAAGTTTTTAAAAACAATGATACAATATATGCACCTGTATCATCAAGAGCAATGTTTTATAATTATAAGAATTTTTATAAGTTAAAACTATATATTAAAGGTAAAAAATTCAGTTTATCAAAGTTACTTGATGAAAAGAAACTATTTACAAAATATAGTGTTGTTATATTTAGACTTGCAATAAACGATTATCATCATTTACATATGCCAGAAGATGGTACTTTAATTAAAATAAAAGAATTTAATGGTACTTATATATCAGTTGATAAAGATTATCTAAAGAGTGAAATAAATGTATTAAATGATAATAAAAGGGTTGTAATGAAATTCAAAAGAGGTGACGGATCAATATTTTATCTGATTATGGTTGGTTCTATATTAGTTTCAAGTATAGTTCAAAATGTTGAATTAAATAAAAAGTATTATACATGTGAAAAAATAGCTTATTTTCAATATGGTGGATCTTGTGTAGTATATGTAAGTGATCAAAATATACATTTTGATGATGATTTATTATATTTTAGTAATGAAGAAATAGAATCATATACAAAAGTTGGTGAAGAAATTGGTAATCTAATTCAATCTAAACCAAAAATATATATAAAAAATTATAAAATCAAAAGGCATATTATTGGATTTATAAATCAGTTAATTGAATGCATTATAAAATTATTTATAAAAATAAATAATACCTATTTAAAAAATCTAAATTTTGAAATCGTTTAAAGATTATATATATATACATAATATATGAGGATCTTTACGAATAAATATATTAGTTATCAGTTATACAATTTAATTAAAAAAAATATACAAGAATGTCCAGATATTATGAAAGTTGAAAATAATGTATATATACCAATTACTGTAAATAATATTATGTCTAATAGTATTACATCTAATAATAATTATATTCGTGCAAATGTATATTATTCTTCATTATTACCATTAAATATAAATGATTATAAAACAAAGTTTTTATACAGAAGTAATAAATATTTTGATTTATTGCATGATGATAATTTTTATATTTTAAACATTCAAAATACAAATAATAGATATTTGGATGTTGAAAAGAATATTCGGATTACAGTATCAACTGAAGTAAAAAATGGAGATGTTATATTAGTTGAAGATAAAAATTTTAGTGGAGTTATATGAATATATGTTTATATAACTTCACTAAAATTCATTTTCAGATGAATAAAAATGATGTGTTGTGAGTGTATGTGGAGAGACTTGTTTTTGAAGACTTGTATCTTTTGCATCTTTTACCTCTTTTACCAATGGTTTTACATAATTAGTAATTATTTTAATACCAACTATCTTTTTTTTACTTTCAAGATTTAGACTATTATTAACATTTCCATCACCAGTAATTTGATTTATTAATGTATCAATTTTTGTTTTTTTAACATCATTTTCTTCATTACTATTAACAATACTTAAATATTCATTTAATAAATTATTTATAGTTTGCATAATATATTAAATAATATAATTATTTCCTATATATATAGGATTTTTATAGAAAAATATAATATAAGAGTTTTAATATAAGAAGTTAGTAATTATATATACTATAAGTTAAATGGCACAAGTTTCAAACGTCCAAAGTCGCACACTCAGAGTCCTCGGTAGTCTCCCCGAATCAGTCAAAACATCTCTCTCTGAATTACAAGGTGTTGTAGTTCTTGAAAAAGAATCAAAAGGTTTCGAAGGTAAATCTAAAACCTTTCTTGCAGCAGAAGAAATTGCACCAGTAATCCAACTACTTGGTTCTAATAATGTAGTCTTTCGCCCTCATTTTTATTCTATCTTTGCTAAGTTCAGCTCTGAACTCAAGCCCACAGAAGTAGATAAATTAAACGAAAAAGTATATGCAGTTGCCCCTAATGCAGAAGTCAGTTATTCCCGTATTGATGCAAACGGCCACACTGGTAAAATCGTAGTTGATCGTTTTGAAGATTACAATCTTCTCCGTGCTTTTTCCGGCGATGTAACATTCTACAAATTTAATCGTACTAAGGCTCAAACACGCGGCCCAGTTGAAGGTCAAGCTGCAGGTGCTCGCCAATCAACCGGTCCTCGTCAATCATTTGCTCCTCGTCGTCAAGCTGCACCAGAAGGTGCAGACTCTGAAGGTTTCCAAGTTCAAACTTACAGAGGTAGACCTAGAGTAAGTAGAGCTGCTCCTGGTACTGAAGGTTCTGCACCAACTGCCCCCAGAGCTGCTGGTGCTCCTAGAGGAAGAGGTGCTCCCAGAGGTCGTGGTGCTCCTAGAGCTGCAAGATCTGCGCCTACAAGTGCATAAACTTATACTATATTCTCATAGTATCTTAGAATTATAATTTTTAATCATTTATTTAATGATTAAAAATGTACCACAAATTTAGTAAAATTACCAACATTTACCATTATAATAATATTTTTTATCTCGTGAATCTAAAATTTTTAGATCATTATGTTCTACATAACAACTAGATGCATTGTTATTTGGTAGTTTAATTTCTTGAAATAAAAATATAGTTTCTTTAGATGAAATAATAATATTACAGGAGTGATTATGTCCCCAACCAGTTAATGCATCTAATCGAGTAACTGTTAAAATATTATTAACTATATCAAATTTAAATGCATCTTTATATTTATTTAGATTTAATTTAATAGTATATGTAATATCATCGGGGAAGTAATGTAAGTTTATAGTCTTTGTATTAGTATCACTCGAACCTATTTTTATTAATATTTTAACTTCTTCAATTTCATACTTTACATTTGGTAAAGGATTAATTCCATTTAAATTATGTTTAAGACATAAATACATATTATGTGTTGGACCATGTGAATATCTATATGGATTATCTTGTAAAAATGATAATAAAAAGCATAAGATTAATGGATTCTTTGGTTTAGAAAAATTAACCATAAATGCCTGAAAAATAGTAGTTGGTACAATTGATAAACAGGAATAAAATGTGATATCTTTATCTAAATTATCTATATTTATATGTGGTACTAAATCAACATCTGCATATACACCACTATTAATATATAATTTACATAATCGCCATAAATCAGCTTTATACATTCCTTGTGGAATTTTTTCAAATAAATCACTAATATAACTATTAAAATTAGTTTTTAAAAAATTAATACAATCATTATCTAAACTAAAGTCAATATTATATTCTTTATTTAAATCAGCCCATCTAGAAAAAACTAATTTTGGGACTTCTTTTTTATATGTCATATAAATTGTTTTATTCATTTTATAAATATAAATATAAGTATATAAATATAAATCTATATATACTAATTATGTATCCAAAAGGATCTTATTTAAATAGTTCAAAAAATCTTAAAATATATGACAATATTCTGTCGTGTGAACTACGTGCTATTGATGGAACATATATTATTAATGAGAAATATGTAGATTTAAATGTATTATATCATAATTTTAATGGTGTACTAACCCCCGATAACTACACAAATAGTTATTTTATTAAATTAGGTTCAGAACAATTGGGAAACTGTTTACGAATAATAATATCTGGAATAATAATTGCAAATAATTTAAAAATGAACGTATTTATTATTAATAATCCTTTACTAAGAGAAAAAGAAAAAAAAGTAATTTCACATTTCTTTCGTCAGTACTTAATTAATGGTAACAATAGTATTGATTATGTTAAACTTAATTATGATAATTCAGTTAAATATGATAAATTTTATGGTACAAATTATGATTTAATATGTGAAGGTATTTTTACACCACCAACTAATGTTGATAAATTTGGTATTACATATTCAATATACAGTATTATTCCTGAAAATATGTCACATGATTTATATATTATAAATAAAATAAAAATATATAAATCATTAAGATTACCACCAATTTTAGAAGAAAATATAAAATCATTTATAGATAAAAATAATTTAAATAATTGTATTGGTGTTCATATAAGATATACCGATAATTTGAAAGATCGATGTAAAATACATAATAATTTTATTACACCATATGATATCTTTATAAATAAAATAAATTCAATTGATCAAAATATGAATTTATTAGTATGTTCTGATAGTAATCTAATTTTAGATAAATTAAGATTAAGAAATAATATTATCTTTGCTGATAAATGTTTTAATAATAACTTTCAGGGATTATATGAAATGTATCTTTTAGCAAATTGTAAATATATTATAGGTTCAAATTCATCAACTTTTTCATATGAATCAGCTTTTATTAATGGTACAAATATTGAATTATATGAAAATAATAATTGGAAAATGTACGAATTAGAAAAATATAGGGATAAATAAAAAATTTACTTATGTTTGCAATAAGCTTCAAATGAATCTTTATTTGGATTATCATTTTTTTCAAATAATTGGATAATTAATTTATTTGTCTTCTCTCTATAGTTGTCGAGAGCTTTATTAACGAATGTATCAATAATATTGGTATCTATTGATTCCTTTTGTTTAATTTGACAAGTTTTAATTTCAACTTGATTTTCAGCTGTTATCTTACCACATTTTGCACGAATTTTTTCATATTCTATTACGATGTTTCGAAATTCTGGCATATTCTTACATACTTTTTGATTTACTAAATTATGTATTACATATAACCAATATGTTAAACCTTCACACGAATCTAAATAATCATCAATCGGAATTGCTTTATAATAATATGAAAATGATGTACAACAATAAGGACAGGGTAAAACAGTTCCTAAACTATCAAAAAATATTTTATATATTACTTTACTTTCAGGTGTTGGTTTATAGTTAAATGTTACTGTATGTAGAAATTTCCAACCATGTGGTCCCCATTCATTAACTTGCATTTTTATTGTAGTTGTAGTTAATATAGTAAATATAAAAAAATTGATTAAATTATATATTGTTATAATTATTAAAAAATAATTATAAACTTCAATGTTCCGACCAGTTCTTCTTTTTAGTTTTTTATCTGCAATTAGTGGTTTAAATGTTTCGAGTTTTACAGTAAAATCTTGCGGTCTACCAACTGATATAGGTTCTTCTCTAGTATTCGATGTTTCTCCAAAGCTTCCCGATACTGACTATATTTTATTTCTAAACGCAGATCTATCAAAAGAAATTATTAGTGGAACATCAAAGTATGATATAACATATAATTTTATTCCATTAAGTCCATCAACAAATGATCTATGTACTGAAATAAGTCATAGTAATATTACATGTCCTCTTCTTGCTGGACATCTAAGTTCTGAAAGTAAAGGAACAATGCCAACAGGATTATCTGGTACATATACAATTAAAAATCAATGGTTTAATTTAGACGGGGCGCGTATTCTATGTATGTTATTTACAATTAAAACATAAACAATATAAACAATATAAACACAATAGACTTCATAATTATGCTTAAAAAATTGATATTTTCATTTATTATTGATATTTATATTAATTTATAATAATATGAATATTAGTTTTAATGTTAATAAAGCTAAAAAGAATGAAGATCCTATTAAGGAGCAAATCAATTTATTTAAACTTAAAGTTGATGAAACTGATAGATATTTAACAAGTTTTAATATTTTTTACGATGATGAAGTTTTCACATGTGTTGTAGAAGATGATGAAATTCAAATATCATTTAAAGATAATAAAATTACTGAAATTGAATGTTATAATCAAGAAACGATAACTAAGGAATTAAGAGAAACAATTGTTAAAGATAAAACTATTTCAGAAAATCTTGAATTAATTAATGGATATTTTTTTAAACTTGATACCAAAAGTGAATTTAGTTATGAAACAGATGATAGTAATGATGAAGAATCCATTATAGAAAAAAGAAAACAATCGACACACTTAACAAATTCATTTGTATCAAGTACATCATCTGCATCCATATCCAATACAATGACAAATGTACAAACTAATACTCGTCGTAGACTAGCGCAAATATTTGAAACTAATTCATGTGCTTCTTCAGACGACGAAGATAAAAAAGTTTCTAATAAGGTACAATTAAACGATAGTTCCGATGATAATTCTTCTTCTGAAGATGATGATTCACCAGGTAGTAGAAATGTTGAACTACCGTCAGTTAAACCTGTAAGATTTGATTTTAATGTTGAAATGAAGTCAGTCATTCCAGATTTATCAGATGATATAATTACAACTGAAAATAACGATACTGATAATTATATACCAGACGATATTAAAAATAATTCAAAGAAAGTTGGTACTAATTCAACTGTTCATCAAATTATAAATGAAATTAATAGTGCAATTAAAAAGACAAAAGATATTATTATTAAACCAATTCAAACTATTTTTGAGATTCTTGTTGAAAATAAATTTCAAGAGAATCTATTTAGTTACATAATTAATATACCAATAAGTTATCCTTTTAAGCCTCCAACAATTTCAATTAAATCTCAATGTAATCAAAGTCTTAGTTATGCTTTAAATAATTGTGAGATTTTAAATGAAACTAAGTGGAATCCGGCTACATCTATTTATGATATTATAAATGGTATATATATGAATCTTTCCAAGTTTGATCTTTCGGATGCACTTGAAAAATCAACAAATATTGACTCTATATTTTATGAACTTAGTATGAAATTTCTAAAAATTACAAATACTGAACCATTAAACACAAAAAATTTCACTTTAAATTTTGACTTTCTAAAACTAAATGATAAGTCAAATTCAAGAGGAATTGGGTATGAAGGCCCAGTATGGGATCACGGAGCTTATCTAAGAGATCAAGAACTAAAGATCATTAGTATTACAAAATTGATGCAACAAATTATTCCATTGATAAATTCAAATTCTGAATATATTAAAGATACATGTATAATTCCATATATTAGTCAGTATATTTATGATGTTTCTCCACTTGAAGTTGAAAAGAGAAAGGATTATTATACTACATTATTTGAATTATTCAATCACATCTATAAGTTAAATGTGTATAATGATAACTTTAGATTAAGTAAAATTTCAGAACAATCTAAAAGTTTAGTAGAATTTCCAGAAATAGTTAAATATATTTCTGATATTCAACTAAATGTAGATAATACGGTAAATAAAGATGGAGAATATATTAATACACTAAAAGAATTTGCGTTTGATATGATTCCAATTCTTGGATCTAAAAGATATAAATTTATTAAAGAAGTAAATGCACTTAGTGGATTTTCTTCTGATTTTGGTAGAAGAGTAGCTATTGAAATGAGAAACTTAAAATTAAATCTTACAAAAGATGTATCTATTACATCTTCAGTCTTTTTTAGACAAGATGAAAGTAATATGGCAGTAATGAAATTCATAATTATTCCTCATCCAGATACTCCATATGCATACGGTTGTTTTGAATTTGATATGTATCTACCTGCAAATTATCCAAATAGTCCCCCACATGTAGAAATTATTACAACAGGAGGTGGTAAATTTAGATTTAATCCAAATTTGTATGATAATGGTAAAGTATGTCTATCACTACTTGGTACTTGGTCTGGTAAGGGAGGTGAATCTTGGTCTACAGAATCAAATATTTATCAAGTACTAATTGCAATTCAATCAGTAATCTTTTGTGAAGAACCATATTTCAACGAACCTGGGTGGGAAAAAGATAGAAATACTGACAAAGGACGTATTGCAAATAATAATTATACTGAACCTATTAGAATGCAAACATTAAAACTTGGAATGGTTGATCAACTAAGAAATCCTCCTTTTGGATTTGAAGATGTTGTAAGAAATCATTTTAAATTACAAAAAGATAATATCTACAAGAAGTTAGATGCATGGTGTGAAATTTCAACTAATAAAGGCTTATTTATGACTTATTATAATGAACTTAAAACGCTTGTTTCTAAACTAGAAGTAGTTTAAAGAAATTCAAGGAAGTTCAAGATTAATAACAAGATTCAAAATATTATTTAATTTATATAATTTTAATTTTTCAAATAATTCATTATATTCTAACTTATTCTTTTGAATAGTTGTTTTATTTTCAAAAACTCGTTCCCTTCTTAGAGTTTTTGCATATAAAATATTTTTTAATATTAATATTAAGTTTTGTTTAAAATAATTAACATGAAATAGTGTATTAAATATTTTATTATTAAAAATTTTAAGTTTATCACTTGAATTCTCATCAAAATTAATTAACTCAGATAATCGTATTATTTTACCATTCCTAAAAAAGTAATTTATATTAAATTTATCAATCATTTCCTTATCAACAAATTTTACAATATTTCTTTTATCTAAGTATACTAGATGAACCATTTCATTTATATATGAATATTCCTTAATAGTACTTATCATACGTTTATATAAATATTTTAAATATACAACATCATACATTGTATAATTTATTAGTTCATCAGTTAATGTATCTATATTTATATCAAGTTCATATAATTTACCCATTTTATGTTCATTTAGATCAAGTATATGACGTTGATCTTTATTAATTATATCATATTTCTCATATAGATAATATATATTACATAAACTATTCTCAATGTTATTATATAATTTATTTTGAGAATTATGATATTCACATAAAAATCGTGTATCTACAAAACTTTCCATAAATTTTATAATTTGTTTTTCATTAGATTCAAAAAATTCATAAAAAAAATATGGAATATCTAGACTATCAGCTCCATGAAATATCTTTGATATTTTTAAATTACATAATATTTGATCTTTTAATATATTAATTGTCTTATTTGGTAAAATCTTAGGATCTATAATAAAAATATTTCCTTCATTCTCTTCTTCAAAATTTATTTGAATTAATGCTACTTGTTTTGCAGATTTTTGTTCATTTATTATTTTTTTAGGATTAAATTCACAATCAATGCATATATATAATTTTTTAATTATATCTTCGGTTTTCTTATTATATGATATCATAAAATTTTCAAAAAAATCTGGATATGTATTTAATGAATTTGAATCTATTAAATAAACCTTATATTCTTTATTTATTTTTATACTAAACATATCTTGTTTTATAATTCGAATAGGTTCCATAAAATTAATAATATATTAATTTTATTAAATCTCATAAATCATTCAAATCATTTTAAATTTTAAACAATTTTTAATTGTTCTACATATTCTTTTATAAATGAATATGATGATATACCGATATGGGAAAACATTGATCTATAAATAAATGCAATTAAGTCAAACCTACCAATACATGCATCGTATAAAGCAAATGCAAATTGTATAAATGTAAATCTTGCAATAGAATCTCTATAACGTATCATTTCTATCTCATTATCTTTTATCCTTTGATAATTATAATATATAATATAAATATATATGACTAGAATTAATAAGAATTTTGACATATAATATATAAATATATTATTTATATAAGTTATTTATTATTTATATAAATTAATTATAATTCTATAATTTAAACTGCTAAAGGACCACTTTGTATGAAGTAAAATTTAAGAATATTAAATATCAAAAATGCCATATTTCTACAAGATCCTGATACTGCAATATTCCAGAAATCAATAGTTCCAGAAGTTAAATAACTTGATACTGCACCTCCAATATCAAGACCAACAAACATTAAAACAGTTTGTATCCAATTATTAAATATTTCATCATATATATTATTTTTCTTAAGATCTCCCTTAGATTTAGCACCCATTGTAAATTTAAATGTAAGTGCTAATGTTACAACTATACCAAATAGTGCTAATACAACTAATCCAAATGGTGTTCTTTGTACTAAGGTTGAACTAGAACGAAATACAAAATAAGTAGGATCATACCATGGTAATGAAACAATTTGCTTTGGAAATGACATAATTTATAATATATATATATAAAATACATAATATAAAATTAAACATAAAATTAAATATATAAAATAAATGTTCCGATTAACGAACATATAATTAAATCATTATCTAAATTATTATATGTTTTTAATTCTAATTTACTTAACTCTTTGATTATTCTTTTATTGATATCTTTATTTTCAATTAAACTATTAATTATATAATTGATTACATCTGTCAGATTGTACTCTTTTAAATCTATAATATGTTTAATTTGATTGTATTTTTTAATGAAATCATTTGATGATTTTAATTCTTTTATAATTTTCTTAATATCAATTTCATCAATCATATTAAATAATAATGAAATATCATTATTTTTTGAGATTTTAGCAAATGTAGTTAAACATTGTAACATATTTATACTTTTACGAAGATCACCATTTGATTTAACAACAATCCTATCAATAATTGCATCATCTAAATCTACATTTTCTTTGTCCAAAATATCATATAATTTATCTAATATATAATCAGTATTTAATGGTTCAAATCTAAATGCTAAACATCTACTTCTTAATGCTGGCGTAATCTTAGTTATATAATTACATATTAAACAAAATCTAGTATTCTCTGTATAGTTCTCAATTATACGTCTTAATGCAAATTGACCGTCTAATGTCATAGAATCTACTTCATCTAAAATTACCATCTTATACATATTCTTTTTACTAAACATTTTATATAGATTATTATTTGTTGAACAAAATTCTTTTATTTGTTCTCTAACTACATTAATACCACGATCATCGCTGCCATTTAATTCTAATATCATATGTTTATAATATTTACCATATATTTTTTTAGCAAATGCTAAAACAGTTGAAGTCTTACCAGTTCCTGATGATCCAAATAATATTAAATGTGGTAATGAATTCTTTTCAACCATATTATTTAAAATAGATATAACTTGTGTATTACCAACAATTTCTTCAACTTTATGAGGTCGATATTTTTCAATCCACGGAATATTATTGATAGATTCATCTACTTTTATTATTGAAGTATTTTGTTGGAATGATTTATCCATAATATTATAATCTTAATATTTGTTTAAGTTATTAAATATTCAAATTTTTTGTAATGTAATATATATATATGAAACTAGTTTCAGTTATATTGTGTAATTTTGGACATTTTAATTTACATCCAGAACTTTTATCACAATTACAGATTCCTATAAATAGTCCAATATTAAGAATTAATGAATATCTAGTGAATTTATATAATTTATATGGTAATAAAATTGCTCAAAATTGTACAATTCGTATTGAAAAAATACCAGATGAAATTCTAAATACAAAAAAAGTAACTATTACAAAGGATTATTTAGGTAAAGAAACATTAGATATATATGAATTTAATGGTGATGTAGTTATGAAATATTGGTGATTTAATTATATATTGTATAATTAAATTATATATAATTAGATTATATTAATTGTATTTTATAGTTACTAAAATTAATTATATCTTTATTACACCATGTATTAAAAAATTGATATTTCTATTTATTATTATAAAGAAATACTTATATAAATCAGTAATGAGCTTTGTTACAAAGAAAGATGCTATAAATCATTATGATAGATTGTCTAAAGGAAAAAATACTGAATTGTATTTATTCCAAGAAGATATTAATAACAAAGCAAAAAAACAATTCTTAGTTAAGACTACTAAGGATATATACGATAAAACTACAATTGATAATAAAAATAATCACTATTATGAATTTTGGCAAAAGAATACTCCGATTAAATTTGCACTCGACTTAGATATATTAAAACAAGATCCAGTATTAGGTCCAATTACTTATGAACAAAGTCAAGACGTTTTAAAAAAGAATATTCAAGATGTATTATATTATGCAGAACAATACTATGATCATGTATATAATGTAGACGATATTATGGTTCTAGAAACATTACCTCAAGAATTAAGTGAAAAGAAATATTCTTATCATGTTATATTTGATAGTTTGATGTTTGCAAACCATTTAGTATGTAAAGATTTTTTTAAACGTATGAAGAAAGAGACTGAATTATTTGGATGTGATGAAAGTATCTATAATCTTGGTTGTTTACGAATTATGGGATCAACTAAAAAAGGAGAAGAAAGAATTCTAGAACCTGTGCAATATCGTATTAATAAAAAATTAACTAAAATTGGTACAGATCTAAACTTTTTTAGATCTACACTTATAACTTATACCGAAAATATAAATGGTGATAATTTTATTGATGAATCTTTTATTGAAAATACTTATGAAGAGTTAATTGATGAAAAAGATATTGGAGACAAAGATAAAGATTGTACAATAGACAATATTGATATCGAAAAAATCTTAAATGAACTACCATCAGAAGTATGTGATAATTATAATACATGGTTAAGAATAGGTATGATTTTATATAATACAAGTAAAAAAGCAAATACTAAATTAGATCTTTTTGAAATGTATAATAAATGGAGTTCTAAGTCTAAAAAATATAAGGGTACTGAAGATGTAAAAAAATATTGGAAACAATTAGCAAATCAAAAAGCAAATTCTAAACTAGGGATTGGTAGTTTAATATATGAAGCTAAAAAACAAGGTATTCAAGGCTATTTAAAAAACGGTAAAAAATCAAATGATGTAATAGTAAACGAATATCCTAAAAAAGTAATTCAATTAACTCCAAAACCAAATACTACTTTTTTAAACCAAAGATATCTTACACCTGAGTTATTTACAAAGCATTTTGGAGCAAGACTATTAGCAGTTCAAAGTGAAAAAGGTACAGGTAAAACATCTAATTTAATCGAAGCCTATTTTAAAAATGGTTTGATTACAGATGATATGAATATTCTATTAATTTCAAGTCGTCGTACATTTGGTGCGAAACTATTAGGAGATCTAAACAAGTATGGATTTAAGTTATATTCTGATTTTGAAGAACAATATATTAGTCACAATAGAATTATATGTCAATTAGATTCACTCATGAGATTAGATCGTAGTAAGTATCATGTAATTATTGTTGATGAATGTGAATCTGTTGCAAGATATATGACGTCACAACATTTTACAAAAAACCATAAAGCAACAATGATTATTAACATGTATGAATCATATTTAAACTCTGCAGATAATGTATATATTTTAGATGCAGATTTAAGTGATAGATGTGTTAATTATTATCAAAAGATTATGAATATGACTGATGATGAAGTGTCTCTTATTGTAAATGACTATCAATTATATACAGATTACAAAGTAAATTATATGAGATTTAATGATTGGATTAATCAAGTAATGATGGATATTGAAAAAAATAAGAAATTAGTTGTTGCTATGGCATCAAATGCTAAAGGAAAAGATTTAAGAGATATTATTGTAGAAAGATTTCCAAACAAAAGAGTTCTATTCTTAAACAGAGATGTAGATGATAAAGAAAAAATCGCAATTGTAAGTAATGTTGATGAACAATGGTCAAGATATGATATTGTTATCTATACACCATCAGTATGTATGGGTGTATCATATGATAAAATTAATCATTTTGATGCAATTTATGCATATGGATGTGAAGGATCATTAGGATCTCAAGAATTTTGTCAAATGATTCATAGAGTACGTCATCCAAAGACAAAAATTATTTACTTAACGTTTGATCGTTATGAAGAATATACTGCAGAAGATCAAATATCATATGAACAAACAGAAGAATTAATTTGCAA